TTCCCCCAGATTCTTCAACGCCGTCACGTTCAAATATCTGATAAGGAGGTGTAATAGTGGGAGGTGTTGTTGTTTGTACAATATCCCAACCTACAGAATCGCAGTTGTCTTCTGTTGGTATCGCAGGGAAAGAAGTGTTTTTATTGGCAGCTTTAAAAAGATCAGTTGAATCTACAACTGTTCCATCTGCTCTTTTTCTGTATTCAGTCATTAGCCTTTTTAAGAATTGTAGACGTTACCCAGGGTAGGCAACATTTGTTGAAGGGAAGGTTCTTGTGACTCCAGTTGTAGACCAAACGATACGAACCCATCCGTCGTATTGTGCGGTATGACCATTACTACCAGCCCATCCTTCAGAACCACCGCCACCACCTTGTCCTAAACCATCAGGGGGGTTATTTGACGCTCCTGTTCCTGTCTGTGATCCGTGCCCACCATTAGACGCTGGCATATCACCTGTGCCTGTGCCATTGTAAACACCAGCAATTCCAGAAGTACCAGTACCCCACATAAAGGTGCTACCACCACGGGATTGTACGGAATGGTTGGCATATTGTGGGCCTGACGAACCACCTCCACCTCCACCACCCGATCCAGCATTGCCGTCGCCTCCCGTGGAATTAGCACCCGCACCACCCGCACCTGTGTACCCTGCTGCGCCACCTGAGCCACGAGGTCTATTTAGCCACCAGTTAGACTCATTACTCAGTCCTCCACCATCACCGCCAGCTTCATGCCTCCAGTCAGTACCCTCATTACTTAAAGTTGCATATTTATGTGATGCATTATTAACCCAAGCTCCATTATTAGCTCCGCCTTGGTAGGAGTTTAAATTGCCTCCTGCTGCATAAGCTATCCACTTATGACCACTGACCCAAGCTCTAACATATGAAGCTCTTGAATAATCAGTTACTGCTGAGTCGGTAAAAGTTGTATGTGTATTACTCATGTCACTTATATATTTATCTACATCACCTGAAGTTCCTTCATAAGATCCATCTGTTCCATTTCGATTGTGTCCACAACCAGCATGGACATATAAGGTTTGACCAGGAGTAACACTTACATTATTTACCCACATCATTTCACCACCTCCAACAGCATACGGTTTGGCTGCTCCAGAACCATATTGCTGGCCTCCACCACCGCAACCCATTACAGCGATAGAAATACTAGTGACTCCAGGGGGAACATTCCAAGCCGTCTCAGTAGGCGAGCTGTTATACAGATCTAATGTACCTATACCTGCGGCTGTACTATTTGACCCAGCATCTAAAAACCAGACAGCATCTGTAAAACTTTCTCCGCCAGGCATCCAAATTCTTTGTGTTAAGGGATCCATGATTAAGCAGAATAACTTTTACTTCCTATTGCTCTAAATTTTTCTCCACCGTCATCTGTAACAACATTTACCAAGATTGGTTTGTTTGCTTCTAAAGTTGGTGCATTACCTGACCAATACCAGTTTTTAGTTGCGCCTCCAACAGTAGGAGTCCAAGTAACAGTATGAGGTGTTGAACTTGGTGTTAACTCAATAGTGAATGAATAAGCTTTTCCACTTGCAGGTAAATTAGTAAAAGTAAAACCCGTAATATTTCCAGTCATCGCACCTAAAGTAAAATAATTTCCTAAAGATGCGTCAACCGTTACGGCCCCAGTTGTTGCTAATCCTGTTGGGATCGTTTGATTATATTGCCCGTTAATATCAAATTCGCCTACTTGCGTAAATGCTCCTGTTTGATTAAATGCTCCTGTTTGGTTAAGAGTTGCTGTACTTGTGATCGTTCCTGTGAAGGAAGGCGATGCTTTTGTCGCTACATTAGTCAGGGCAAGAGTTTGATCACCACTATCGTCGTGAATAATAGAATCGCATTTGAGGGTTCCATAAGCCATAGTTTTTCCCTAACTTTGAAAAATTACAGTTATTGCTCTGAAGTTTAGCCGTTTTAAGCTGCCAGAGCTATACACTTAAAAGATTGCATGTGTGCAGTCTTTATCTTAGATGATAACCCATCTATGCCCAGATGGTACTGTCACAGTCTTACCTGAATTAATAGTTATAGGGCCGACGCTATGAGCACTTTTGTTTGTTGTACCATTATCTCCAATCGTATAATCTGTTGTTACGACAAGTGAATTTTCAACAAAGATTTTATCTGTACCCCCTCCAGTCGCTCCCCCACCAGCAGGGTCAGACCAACTAGGAGCTGCTGCATTTCCAGCAGATGTTAATACTTGTCCCGACGTTCCATAATTTGCCCCACCAATTCCTATTTGACCATCTTTATATACTCTTAGTCGCTCTACGGGAGCAGTAGCACTAGAAGGAGTCGTATAAAACTTTAACCCTGACGGCTTAGAAGTACTTGTATATGCACCTGCTGAACAACCTTCAACTATTGCAGCACCCTCGTCATTCATTGAAAATATATTGTTGTGCGTAAATCTAAGTTTTCCGTATTTAACGTCAGCAGCATTTACAGAGGTTTGTGCAGAAGTGAAATCCGCAATTGCAATATTGCTGGTATAAGAATTACCTCTAAGACCAAGATTTATTCCTGTATGTGGTGCCCAACTCATTCCACAAGTTAAAATATTATTTACATGCAAACCATGCGGACGATAAACCCCAATTTCACTTCCATCAAGAGTCACTACGCAGGAGCTTCCAGCTCCATTATCGTTAACTACAACTGAAGTATTATCCTCTTCTATCCTGTCCGATTCACCTGCTGCATTATTGGCATGAATTGACCCGCCCATGTAGCCGTGATTAGGACATTGATAAAATAAAAAGCTATGGGTGTCATCACTAATTGTTATGTCTGTATAAGCTCCTGAACTCCCTGCGGTTCCTGTGGAAGTAACTCCTGTTGTATAAGCACCACCTGTTTTATCTCTTTTCTTGTAAAACCCTATTGGATGTCCACTATTACTTGAGTCAGATTGATCAAATCTATAAGTGTTTCCAGGTATTAAATCGAGATGAGGAGCTTCAATTCCTCCTATTGTATATCCATCACTACTTCCACTGCCATGATCTCTGTGAGCTGAGGTCTTTGTGACAACTTTAACTATATAAGTTGTCTGGGTTGGGACATGCTTTCCGTAAACAGGTTTATATCTATCTTCAGAATCATTTGCAAAATAAGAAAGATAATTCCAAGTTGTTCCTGAAGTTGTGTACTTAAGTCTGACTGTTAACCCAGTATCACCAGTAAACCCAGCAGGTAAAGATGCTAGAGGAGTGAACGATTCAATCCCTGTGCTATCTGCAATTTCTATGTAATCATCGTCACTGGGGCTACCTGGAATAGAAGATACATTTGTAACAGGAGAATAAAGAACAGCAGCAGCAACGGCGTTTTGAGCCGAGGTGGCAGTTGCACTCGCTGAGTTTGCAGTTGTTTGAGCTGTCTCGGCGGTTGTAACGGCATAACCAACACCTTTAGGATCTGTAGAAGCATTAGTGTTGTTACCTGTCAATGTCCAAGTTGAACCATTGTCAGAAGTCGTTGCGACTAACCGATCAGAAGCAAGCTTGGCAGCATCGGCGGTTGTCTTTGCCGTCCCTGCTTTTGTAATAGCTGTTGTATAGCCACCAGCACCATCCGATTCTCTTGAGTTATTTAAAGCTGTCGTTGCATTTGTGTCAGCGTTATTTGCCGTGGTAACGGCTGACGATGCGTTAGTTGAGGCTGTTGACGATGTTGTTACAGCATAAGCAACGCCTTGGGGGTTCCCTCCTATTCCATCACCTTTTAGTGATGTCCCATCATGAACGTAAGTGTCAGTAGCAGTCTTGGCAGCAGCAGCTTGATCAACTGCATATTTAACACCTTGAGGGTTACTACCAACTCCATCACCTTTAAGGCTTGTCCCGTCATGGACGTAAGTATCAGTAGCTAACTTCGCTGCATCAGCCGCAGTCTTAGCATTATCCGCAGTCGTGATTCCATAAGCAAGACCTTGAGGGTTACTACCAACTCCATCACCTTTTACAGATGTTCCATCGTGGACGTAAGTATCAGTTGCAAGCTTGGCAGCATCGGCGGTTGTCTTCGCAGTATTAGCTGTAGATGTAGCCGTGTTGCTCGCAGTAGTAGCAGCAATAGCTTTAGCTGCTCCTAAATCATTACTATCTTCTTGTTCTTGAATGACATATAAATTCTGCAAGTCTGCATTATTTAATGCTTCTGCTGTTAAATTTGATCCATCAGTCCAAGGTGATAATTGTGCATTATTTGGAGTTTGACGTTCTATTGTTACTACTTCGCCTGACGCAATAGCTGTTACAAGAGTTATTTGACTAGCGCCTGTCCATGTGTAATCAGTAGTCTCAGCTAGAAGTGTTCCTGTATCTGCTAATCGATCTCTACTTTTATATACTTTGACATGTGCTCTTAGTAGGAAAGACCAGCTTAAATTGCAAACTGTTATGCCGACACTATTAAAATCGTTATAAGAAAGAGCCACGCTTCATCTGCACACATGTAGTTCACATGCTACCCGATTTTGCGTCTACTGGCACTTTGCCTTTACTGTCTGCCTACTCCTAGCGAGGTTTCTTGCTCAATAAACAATTGAATCTTCCTATCACGTTCATCAATCATTGCGTCATACCTCTTTTTAAAGGTTGGTGAATTGTTATACATGTGTAAGATTCCAAGCTTGTCGTAGTAAGTAACAATTGCGTTATAGGGTTCGTAAATCTCTTTTGGCACTTCATTACCAATACCTTGTGTTCTTTCTGCTAATGTTTTGTTTTTATTGTTTGGTGCAGTTAAGCTTGGTGTTCCTGACTGTTTAAGTCTTTGGTTATATTCAAAATCTGTGCTTAATTTTCTTAACGCATCAATTAAATTTCTACCCTGCACATACTTATCAATATCACCCATGATTGTTTGCGATTTTGGCCCTATGACGTTGTAAGCAGGCTGTTCAGCAACAACTGTTCCCATGTGTTCTCTATACATATACTCTTCATCGTTCAACATTGTGATACCAGCAACTTGATAATTAGGGCGTGGCTTCATTCCAAATCCATGCAATGCTTCCCAGTCATATAAAGGATCTTTTGGCTTGACAATTGGCATGAATGGAGTTGCATTATCTAGTGGTAATCCCAATGGTCTTTCTATCTTTTGCCATTTCCAATCTTTATTAATTGTTGGTGCTTTAAATATTTGATTTACTATCGGTACATTTTTATTTGATTGTTCTGCAAGTTGACGTAATCCATTAATAACTGGTGCAAGAGTTATGTATATTTCATCAGTTTCTATTGCTCTTAATTCTTCTGCTGAAGGGAATCTTCTAAGTACAACTTTATCACTAGGATCTCTAAAAGCTCTTGCAACATTACCTAGCAATCCTGCTGGCCCAAGAGGCATTATTCCATTACTAGCGTTAGCAAAGAATTTAATAGCATTACCTCTTTCTCCTTCACTATTAAGTAAATTACCAGCATTAATAATCTGATACATACCCATTTTATTTGTTATTTGCCTTACATAAGCTTGGCCTACCTTTAATAACCATTCACTTAAATTTGGTGTATCAATTAAACCCTCATGGTGTGCTTGAAATACGTCAAGGTTTGTCATCATTGAGTCTACAATATCAACACCTTTTCCTGAACTAGATAAGCCAAAGGCGTTTATTGAATAAGGGATTTCTCCATTAGCTATTCGCCTATCTCTTTCTTCTTTGTTAAATGATAATCCACCTTTTAATATTCCCATCTGCCAAAGAGCATAAGTACTACCCATCATTCCAGTTGCAACAATCATTGCAGCCCTTTGTTGTCTTAAGTCTGCTGCTGATACACTTCCTTTTCTTGCTCTTACCTCATCAATTAATAGCTTTGCCAAGTTGGCATGGAAATCGGCTTTTAATCCCCATATAAAACTATTAGATAAGACACGCCAAACAGGAAGTACAAATTCAACTGCTGGATTCTGACGAGCTATAGAAACTCCAACATTAAATGGATCTTTTCTTTGCTTTGTAAAAGTAACATCATCGCCTCTAACTTTACCCATCTTCCCAAACTCATCGTTTAAATTTGGTACTCCATTAAGATCATTAAACATCTTTAATCTTAATGTTGCATTATCCATATTGTCTCCTAAGTTCACTCCTATTTCTCTTCTAAGTTTGATTAAATCATCATCACTCATCTTTCCATTAAATACAGCATTTTCTGTAAGTTCTTCTGAATTTTGTATGACAAACTGATCTATATCTTTGCGGTTTAATATTCCATTTTTTACAAGTTCATCGGCTTCCTCTACAGACCTAAGAGCCGCTTCATGTTTAGTTTTCCATGTAAAATTCCATGTTCTTAACCATTCATCAAAATAATTTAACAGCCTAAAACTTGGCATATAGCCAGCCGTAACAGGTTCTTTTATCCCTGCTTTTGCGGAGGCTCTTTCGACTGCATTACCTAACACATTTCGCCAAGAAGCATCTATTAAATTATTTAGAGCAAGACCAAAAGTAGCTGGATTTGATGTTCTATTTTCTCCAAAAACTAGGTCATAACTTTTATCAAGAGTCGATTCTACAAACGCCTTATTTTCTTGCAGTATTTGAGGTGATATTTCTTTTACATTTCTACCTCCCATCCTTGCTATTCCTTGAGTAAAAGCATCAGAGGCATTTTTAAAAGCAACGGTTTGAGCGTTCAATGCTGCCCTAGAAGCATAGCCAAATGCTTTTAGCTCATCCCTAACACCAACACGCAATGCACCTTCTGCAATATCGTTTGCGCCATACCAAAAACTAATTGCTATTGAACTAGGGTTTCTGATAGCCCATGATCCAAATGCAATAAATAGTCCATCTTTTCTATATTGATTCATTATATGGAATTGTGTCCAGAACTCAGATCTATTAACAGGCGCATCCAAAAGACCACCAAGGCGTTTTGCTCTTGCAATCTCTTTTAATTTTTGAACATCTCCTTTTGCAATATGTTCAGCAACCTGAGCAAGTAAACTGCCTCCAGTTACATCATCCCAAGTCAGAGCAGCAACATCTTTTTCAAGGTCTAATAGTCTTATACCTTCTGCGCCGTCATCCATTTGAAGGCTTTTAAATGCTTGTCCAAGTTTCCTTCTAGCTTGTGCATCTATTTGTTCAAAGAAATGCGCCCATTTTCCAATATTTGCAACTTCCCCCATTTTCTGTGGTGTAACTCCACCAATTTCAATTAACTCGGCAATTTCATCTAAAACATCAGCGTATGCCATTGATGTTTCTCTTCTGAATCTTGCTGCTGTATAGACATCAACTGGCAAATGATCTATTCCTGTAAAATTTCTTGCCAACATTTGACCCAAGGCAACAGGATTGCCGCCATGTGTTCGTGCGATAGAAATCGCTGCTTGCGATGCTTGTTGTTGCGTGAATGGACGTTTTAATTCAACACCTTTTGTTGTCTGTGTTCTTTTTAGTCCTAATACTTCTAATAAGGCTGTAAGGTTCTTTTCTGTTGGTGGAATTTGACCATAATTAATCATTCGGCCTGTAGAACCTTTTGGCTTTATATCTTTCGTAAAGCCCTCTTTTACTAGGTTTTGGATGTCATCACCTCCCCTAGCAATATTGTCTTTCTCTACTTGTTCCCAGTAATCCTTGCTATTAACCGTCATATCATTTCCTTCAAAATCTTTCAGCGTTCGCTTGACTCCCTTGGTCGTGCCTTTGCTTTTGATTGATGCAGCTTCAGCATCTAATTTTGCCTCTAGTTCATTAAGGCGTTTTTCTTCTGCCTCATAGTCGTCGAGGCGTTTGTTGATGTCGTTGCAGTCAGTCATTAGCAGTTAGCTCCTTTGGAATTGTTTAGGTCTTTTTGTTTTCTTTTAGCTAATTCTTCTCGCATCTTTTGGATATCAAGCTTTTGATTGTCGATTTCCTTGATACGAGAAGTGTCAACTTTTTTCTCTGCTTTTTTTACCTCTGGTGGTTTGGGTTTAGCTGCCACCTCCTTTGGCACTGGGCCATCAGGAGTCCAGGCAGTAGGTGGCCTGTTAGGTTGTCTAGGAGGTGTTGGCTCAATAGATGAATAGTCTAATTTTCCTTTGAATTCATTTGGTGCTGGTCTAGTTACACCTTCTCCTCCATAAGTATTTGCATCTCTTGGTTGTTTAATTTCTAGCTCTGGGTCAAATACATTTCCTCCACCAAGTCGTGCTTTCTTTTGTTCCCATGTCATTGTGTCCCATCCTTCATAAGCCAACTTCGCATCTCTAACTGCTTTCTTACCAAACTCATCTTTTAGTAGATATTCATATCTCAATCTCATTTCTTCTATTAGTGAGCCTTGATTCTTACCTCCTGCTTTGTATGTAGGTAATTGGTCAGTTGCATATAGCAATGCCATTTGACCAGATTCGTCACTTAATAGATCATCAATAAATGAACCTTGATTGAAGTTAGTTATTGGCGATTCTGGTAATGGTGTTTTAGGTGCTTGGATTTCTCCATTTTCAATAGCAATTTTTAAAATATTCGCTTTCATTGCTTCTCTTGCTTCAGAACCCATTCCTCTTGGAACATATTCACCAGTTGGTTGAACACTTACCGTTCCATCGTCATCAACTAATCTTGTTAACGGTGTAGTAGAACGTGTATTACCGAGTTTCAAACTAAGCTGTTTCTGTTGTTCTAGTTTTATAAATCTCCCTGATTTCTCGTAATACTCAACAAAAGCATCAATGATGTCTTGTTTTTTCGACGCATCAACTCTCCGACCTGTTCTTAGCTTGACAATTGCAGCAACTTCAGGGCTGTTGCCAGGTCGAGCCATGTTTCTCAAATCGACACTTCCTACCTCAGATAAAAGCTCTCTGTAATAGGTGACTTGTTCTGGACTTGGTGGTTTTATTTTTGTCTTCGGTTCAGTCTTAATCTTGATGCCTTTCTTCTTTAGTTCTCTTGCTTTCTCAAGTAGTTGTCTTGCTAATGGTGTTAAAGCACTTATATCTCTTCCTGCTTTTTTGACACTCTCTTCAGTTAATACTTTTCCAATATTTAAAACATTCAACATGTTTCCAATTGTATCTACTGGCTGATCTATCCATTCATGTCCAAATGCACGATCAAGCGCTGCAATAAAACGATTTAAACCTTTCTCATCATCAAAGGCTCTTCTTTGGAAATCAAAGTCTTTATCAGACCAATCACCTCTTGATGCTGGTGTATCTGGTGCAACACCTTCATCTAAAACTAATTTAAGTTGATCGCCTACTAATGGACGGCTAGTTGTATTTGACTCCTTTAATCTGTCTAAGTTTTGCTGTGCTATTTCTAATTCTTTTTGGACTTTGTTTAGTTGTCGTTTTCCTCCTACGGCTGTATATCCGCCCTTATCTTTGCCAAGATTTATCTTCTCTTGTATCTCGGCTAATTTCGCTTCAATAGCAGCAACTTTGTCAGATTCAGTCTTCAGGTTATCTAGTTGTTGTTGTCTCCTAGAAGGTTCAGAAACATCATTAAATAAAGCCCTTAATTGGTCATCACCAAATTCATCTAAGACTGCAAGATAAGTGTCTGCCTCTGGCCTTGGATCAGGTAATTCTAGTTGTTTAGCCATAATATCTTCACCGCTTCTCCCTCTTAAACCTTGATCTAAAACTTGTTGCTGTTTTATATCTAATTCATCAAATTCTTTTGATAAATCTTCTCCTGTTTCTGCTGCTCGTTTAATAAGTGCATGTCTTTGTTTTCTTATTGCATCTATAGCAATTTTGACTTCTGGTTCTACAACTTTGCCAACTGATAATTCAAGTTGGTTGCCATCTCCAACCTCAGTCAAGCCCATATTCTTTAGTCGTTCTCTCTGCTCTTTGACTTGATTGATTTGAGTCTGTTCGTCAAGGCTTCTACTGATAGCTGAATCGTATTTAGTGATAGGGCCACCAGGGGTTTGAACCATTGCCCCACCTTTCTCGGCTGTAGTAATTGGGCCAGCTTCAGAAGGAACTAATGAACCACCTTTCTTGTATTCAGGTAAAGCTAAATAATCAGGGGTATTGATATGAGGTAGGTATGGCTCAATTTCTGCTTTACCAAGTTCATCCACCCAATCAAAATTGCCACTAAGCATTGCTTTCCTTAATGGTGGGATTGCTGCTGAAAAGCCAAGGACAGGTAGGACTGCAAGCGTATTAGCTGGAATACTTTTTCCAAATTTTGTTAGATAATTATCACCCTCTTCTTGTTGCCCTAATAACTGAAGAAAATCGTTGTCAGGAAATACACCTAAGAAATTATCGTTGTCATGGTCAAGGAAAGGTGATGCAAAGACCTGTTCAAAGGCTGCCTCTGCTGTAAAAGTACCTCCTTTAATTCCTGCCCTAGTTAACTTCCCTACCCTGTCTGTTCTTTGTGCTGTTACAGCAAGGTCTTTAGCTAACTGAGTATTTCTAAATCTCCTTGCGTTATGAGCGAAGAAAGCTGTTCTTTTTAGGTTGTTTAAAATTCCATATCCAAGCCCAATACCTATACCCTCACCCACTACTTCGCCTGACATCATCAAGCCAAATTCATCAGCAGGGGTAACGCCTTGATTTTCTCCTGATACAAAGCCGCCTTTCTTTCCATCTATCATTGGCTTCCTAAATGATCGTCTTGCCTCATCAGAAATCAACCAAGCGTCAGAAGTATCTACTTGATCCCCTCTTCTTCCTAATTCACCCTCAACCAACATTCCTTCCATGAATGACACGAAGGGGTTGCCACGCCATGTTCCTGCATGTCTTTCGTTTTTAAACAGAACATCTCCTAGTGAGTTGGTAAGTTTACTAACTCCATTAACAACGCCTCCTAATCCTGCGCCTAAGTTCATGTCAGGCGAGGTTCCTACGTTATAGAACTGAACTAACGGCTTTAATGCACCAGCATCTTCCTCTGCTCTTTCTATTGATTTCTCTCTTCTCTCTGCAAAATCTATTTCAGCAGGCTCCATACTCTGAAGCTCTTCTTTTTCAAATTTAGGTAAATTAAATAGTGACATGATTAACCTCCGATAGAATACTCTTGGACAAGAGTTTGTAGGGTTTTTGCATAATTAGGATCAGTAGCATATCCTTGTTGTTGCAATAGGTTTGTAACCTCTTTAATGCTCTTGCCTGATTCTACTCCAGTAAAACTTTTATAGTCCTTATACCACTTATCTATTAAATATTTAAAGGATTTTTCTTCACTATCAAAGTTGATAAAATTAGCCTTAACTTTCTTTGATTTACCACTAGCATCATCCTCTTCTGTATTTACTAAACTACCTTTAGTTCCTGGTAAAGCTTTTAAACCAAAGAGGTTATTAGTTCCGCTAGGATCTCTACCGAAATCAGACTCTAATGCAAACTGAGCAGCAACCACTTCAGGATATTTAGCACCTAATTTTTTAGCTAGTGCAACAGCAGCTTGAAATCTTTGGTTGTTATCTCCTGTTGTTAATCCAGTAGCAGTTGGCATAGGTTCTGCATTAACTGGGCCACCAAACAACATATTGAGCATCCAATCACCTGGCCCTGGTGAAATAGCACTAGCCATTGCTTTGTTGAAATAAGTCAACGATGCTTGATCAGTTGATTTTTTATTATTGACTAAGCCTTCTAAGTATTTTCTTACTGAACCATCAGGATCAAAAGTATATACACCATCTAAGCTTCTCCAAAATCTAAGCTGCTCTAGTAGATAACGCTCTGGTGATGTTTTAGCTCTTGTCGCAAACTGTTTTAATTGAGGACTAAGCTCTTTCTGTTGCCTTAAGTTTTCTAATTCGTTATGAAGCCAAGTAGCATTTAAGACTGCACGTTCTCTATATTTTTTAACGACACGATCAGGAACATTCTCTGAACCAACTAATCCTACTGGTTGATTTCTTGAGTCTTTTTTGATTTGTTTTGGGTCTATATTTACTTTTTCTTTTTTTGCAGGAAAATTCTTTTCATATAATTCTTTGTATTCAGGGCTTGCCGTATATTCATCAAAAGCTTGATCGAGTAGATTTTCACCTACGTTTTCAGGTACTACTCTTGCATCATTATCTCTCAACCATTCGTCTGCTTTTTTGTCAGCAGATTTAAGGATTTGCGTAATAATTTTATTGCTGAATTTTTTACCTTTTTGATCTAAAGAGGCATTTAATTGATCGCTATAGCTACCGAAAATGCCGCCCTTTAATCCTTTTGGTGTAATTCTTGGGTCATCCATTATTTCAGGCAGTCTTCTATATAATTGATCTTCTATTGAGTCAGGTCTTCTTGCTAAATATTCCTCCCTGTCATCTAATATTTGTGTAAGTTTATTTAAATATTTTCCACCATCATTCATTGGCAAAGCGTGTCCTTGTAATTCTTCAAATATTTCTTGATATTTGCCTTCAATCTCTTCCCTAGTTAATGTACTTAATTTTCTTCTATAATCACTTCTTTCTTTTGCTGTTGGTTTATTGAATAATGAAGTTATAGTTTCTAAATTTTTATTCCTATCAGCTATATATTTTTCTATATCTCGATAGTTAATTGCCAAAGCTCCGTTATAAAATTCTTTTATGCTATCTTTATATTCTTTTGTATCAGGTCTAAATCTGCCTGGCCCACCTTTCCCGTACCAACGCCTATCTAAGGTTTGTTTCTTTTGTTTTTCCTCTAATTCAATTGCTTTAGTTTGTTCTTCTAAACCTTCATTTTGCATCTCAAGCAATTTGACAGGCATTGTTTCAAATAGATATGGTCTTTTATCAAATTCGTCTAATTGACTTCCACTTCTTATTTGTTTGATTGCATTGATAGCAAGCTCATCATTGGAATAAAACGCTACGACTTCTTCATAAATTTTCTTTAAAGCTTTTTGCCTTCTCTCTCCTCCTAACAGCTTTAACTTGTCATCCAAGTGAGCCGTCATGTGTTGACCTAACAAGTATGAAAACTGCTCATGCCCTTGTGTAATGACTTCCCCTTGAGTTACTTGTCCATTCTCAGGGTCAGTTATGTATGTTTGTAATCCATCTTTGAGCTTGCTATTTAACTCTTTAAAAGTTGAAGCAACAGCAGTTTCAACTGTACTTATATCTATTGCTTCATGGTAAATAGTTTCATGCGTATCTCTAAAAGAATCTCTGGCTTTATTTTCTGCTCCTATTACATAACGTGCATACTCAGGTTCATCACCAGTTAGCCCATATTTATCTTGTAATTTAGTAATTATTTGATGTTGAGCCTTGGCTATCTGTGGATGATCTGTTGGTAATTTGGATAATTCAAGTTGATTGTTAGCTATATAATCCTCAAATTTATTATCAACCTCGGCTGCCATCATTTGAGATAAAAACTTTCTACGTCCAGTTAATCTCCAAGGATTTGTTACCTCTAACAATGCGGCTGCATCAGGATCAGTTTTCCTTAATACATCAATTGCAGACATAGAATCAGCAAGACCTTTTTCTTGTTGTACTTGCAGGCTGAGTTTTGCTTTTTCTAATTCATTACGAGCTTGTAAATATTCAGGAGTATTTTTCCTGCCTATCTCCATATTTGTTCTTGCATAGTTTTCATATACCGCCGCCCCTGCTTTTACTAAGTTCTGAGTAAACGGCCCTAGCGCTTCAGATAATTGTTGGAACTGGTTATATCCTTGTACGTTTCCTTGGCTGCCTCTTTGCAAAGTAGCTATCTGTGGAACACTACCAATCAATGATGGCTTGGCGGCCCCTGCTGTTTGCTTTTGCCCAGGAGTTATAAAAGAACCTAAAGGCTTTGCAACTGGTGTTATTTGTCCGAAAGGGAGTTGTTTTTCAGTAGCCATGATTTACTTGTTTTCTAGGGCTTTTAAAGTTGCTGCTTTGTTCTTCATGTCGTAGTAAGTGCCAACGCCACCTAAAACAGCAGAGCCAGCATTAAGGATTGCTGCACCCATTGATGGGCCTCCACCATCCATAGTGGGGCCGCTAGGAGTAATCAAGGTGGGCAATGGTGCGAACGGTGCTATTGGATCTATATAAGGCTGCTCTTCATAGAACTGTTGACTATTCCAGCGACTTATATATTGGGCGACTTGTGCCGCTTGTGTTCTGTTGTATTGGTTCGTTCTAAGCCCTTCATTGATCTGCTGTAACGCTTCATAATCTCCCTGCTGTCTTGAGTAGTCATTCACAATTCGATCAACTGAATTACCCTCTGCGCCCATTGCCTGAACTGAAGCTCTAGCTTGTAAAGCTCTCCATCTATATTGCTTAGTTGCAACAGCATCTTGCATAGATACTTCTGCAAACTGTTGGCTTATCGCTTCGCTATCACTAATAAAACTTGCGCCTGCTGCTGCTCTTGTTTGCTCAACAACTTCTGCTTGTCTGATTGATTTGGTTAACTCAACATTTCTAAGTGCATTGACATAGGAAAGTTGGCTGTTGTGATTAACTGTTTCTTTCCAATAATTATGTTGTTGATTTGCATCTCTAATCTTTGAATTAAAGCCAGCTTGCCAAGCAGCAAATTCGTTATTAGCGCTTTGAAAAGCTTTCTTGTTTACATAGTCTTGCTTTTGAGCTTTATACCCTGCGATTGATTGAAGAACGCCTAAGCCTGCTTGTGCGACTCCTAGCATCATTGGCCCTGTCATTGCAACCATTAAGCTTTCCTCCAGAAGTGGCTAAACAATTGAGCGCTTGCACCCATTGGCTTTGGCACATCAACGGTGAAACCTAAATGCTTTAACCATCGAATAGTTATTTGATTAGAGTGCATTGCCCAGTTATGTAAGAAATCATTGCCATCATCAATTAATCCATCAACCCATTTCCGACCTCCACGAATGAATTGCCTTCGATGACTAGAAGTTGCAAATAAATCATCTGTTCCTAATAACCAAATCAAAGAATCATTCACTCCACATATCCCTACTGGTAATCCGTTGTCTCCATCTATGCAATGACAAACATCGCTATCTTTCCAGCTTTCTAACACAGCTTCTTTAGCAGTTATGCCATGACTATAATGCACTTCCAATTCATCCTGCTTTCTTACATTATTGCTTATGTACTCCACTCTTGCAGGAGTCGCAACAGCCCACTTCATTGAACACCTCTAGCTTGACTTGTTAACAATCCAACCCATTCACATGTACTAAATTTGCAAGGGTGAATTGTGTCGTTATGAATCTCGACAATACAATTTTCACCTTTGGAATTTATAGGGATTCTGAACACACCTTCATGATATCTATCCTCATCTTCTCCATATCCTCCAGAAGGAAGAGCGCTTCCTAAAGTTGAATTTCTTACTCTTAATGTTGTGTCGTCATATTTATAAATTGCTGTATCTCTACGTTCAGCCATGACATGTATTTCAAAGTAATAGCTTTCGTGGTATCGAATCTTTGCGTGTCTTATCTGCGATCTATGTGTATTACTTGCAGCTTTTCCACCTCCTATTTCTTTATAAAGTTTAAACTTGGTAAATCTATAAACAAAGTCATAAGGCTCACCAAAGTAAACAGGCGCACCAGACCAATCACCATCAGCAACAATTTGATTGCCACTTGTGGCTGACCCTAAGAAAACACCTCCTATATTTGTTGTTGCATATCCTGACCATGCTTCTGTCTTGGAGGTCATCGTGTAGGTCAATGTCCATGTAGTCTTTTTAGTTATTGCGTCATAAGTTCCTGCACCAACTCTTAATGTTGCTGGTGTTTCAGTAGTAGTGGAGATCTGTCTATCTAATAAGAACGGATATGGGCTTGGTGTCACATCACTAAGACGATCTGATACTGCTACTTTCTCAAGCCAAACATCATTGCCATATTCCACTAATAAATAAATAACTTCCTCAACGCAAAGAATTTGAAGAATCTTTGTTACTCCTGAAAATTCCCAATACGACCAACTGCTTTGTGCTCTTTCTGATCCTTGTCCCTGATTTCTATAAAAATATTTATAAACATAAATTCGTTTCTCATATCCTGACTTATCAGACAAAGCGAACCAAGTATTCCCTGTATCGTTGGTTGTTAATTTATAAACATCGGAAGGAATATAACTACTGACATAGCTAGTTAAATCAGAAGCATCAGCAACCAAAGCAGAACCAGCACCTTTAACACTGAACTCTCTAAACTGACTCCATTGACCGTTCGTTTGACAGAAGATAATTGTGCCAGCTACAGGAACAGGTCTACATTGAATGTCTATTTCATACTGAGTTAGTACAGATATAACTGCACTTTTAGGTGTAAGTATTGTTTCTGCTGCATTGAATCTAAATTGAATTTGGTCGGAAAATACAATCAATTCATCCTGATATGGTATGGCATATCTAAGGATTGACACTTTATTATTACTTGCCTGAATATCAATTGGGTCAGAATCTAATACAGTAGTTACTGTCTCTGGATAGAAACTAAAGAACTCTTTTGCTCTACTTAAAACAATATATTCATCAGCTAGTATTCCTAATCTTCCCTTGTAAATAAATACATCTTGGATGGGATAACCAATGAAACTTGGATTAGGTGCGCTAGTTGAATCACCACAAGTTCTTTCTCCCCATTTTGGAATCTTTGTTCCGCTTTGTGTGCTTCCATCAGCAGGGCCAAAATAAAATTGACCGTTAGCTAAACGCACCAAAACTTGAGGCATTGTCGAATCATCAATCTTATATTTCTCTCCAGGGCTGACGCACTCTTGCCATGATCCTTCTCCAAATGTTCCTGATCTTGGAACAAATTCAATGTGGTAATTATCAAAGTTATTCCCTGGATCTCCTACGATTTCTATTTGATAACCGCTTGGTGCAATTGTTGGTAGTTCCGTAAACACCTGAACAGAGCTTGTGATTGCTGTTAGATCAGCGTTCGCTCTAGCGCATTTAGCTGAAACAGTTATGGCGTTAGCTGACTTCGCATGAATAACACTTCCACTTCTAGTAAAGGTGACACCAGAAACACCAGACAAACCAGTAATGATATTTGTGGCAATAGTCGCTGTATCAATTCTGTGTTCAGTCGTTGTACTTCCACTAACAACTACAGGAGCTACAGCAGTTTCAACTGTGGCTAATGTTCCGTTGACATTGACCTCATATTTTTGCCCGTAATTTGCTGCCTTCACCCATATCAAACATTCGTGGGCAGCAGGCCGAGCAGTAGCAGGGGCCGTATCACTGGTCATTGCAGGGACAGCCTTTGTATTACTAATGAAAGTAAAGTCGGCAATAGTCGCTGCTCTTATATCTGTCTTTGCGCTGACTACAGAGCTTAAATAGTTATAAGCATTGGTAGCTGCGTTAACTGTCTTTTCATCTCCATCTAAGTCAAAAACTTTTATTGCTGTTTTTCCGATAACAACTAAATATTTTTCACCAGAGTCCCGCAGAATTTGATGGAAGAAAACATCACCAAAGGTAGAGGTCGAAAGCTTTTTGATACATTTAGTTCCTTCTCTTTTCCTAAGCCCCTCGGCAAGAGAACTCATCCCATTGATTTGTTTCTCTGCCTGTGTTGGATCTCTTTGAGCGTCGGGTTGTAGTGATGTTCCCTGAATTAAATTCGGGATTGTATAAGAAGCGAGATTAGCCATCGATATAACCTCTTGTCCTACCCATCAAGCCCCAACCTGGAGAGAATGTCCGAGCAGGTAATAGACCAGGGCCACCCGTCAAGGCGTTAGCTTGTGCTTGGTCTAGCTCTACTCTTTGCAGTTCAACTAAGGCTGCCTGCTCATCCATTGCGGTGTACTTAAATATCGAATCATCTGCTAACACTCGATCACTAAATACTCTGGCTGATCGAATCGTTGTCCATCGGTTATATATTTCTGGACATTCATCCCAAGGCAAGTAAGAAATAATATCTGCTTTAAGTGTGGTTAATACATCGTCAGGGATTGTGTATGTTCTCTTCTCTCTGTCATATACCTTTTGCCCTCTCATCACGAATCTTCCATCCCACTCATATTCATCAGTAGCGAAAGAAGCAATATTGGCGGGAAGAACTATTTGATTGTTTGTGTCTTTGGAAAATTCAAAAGCAGGTTCAGTGTTCCAACTCCATCCTCTTGTTTGACCTTCTTTAAAAAACTCAAGAATAGTTGTCTCAGCCTGTGCAGCTTCATTAACTTGTTGAGTCTCCAAAGTATTAACAGGTTGCTCACCAATGTTCTGTAGACAAATGTTTACAGCTTCTAAAAGAGTGGTTCGGCCTGGTGCTTGTGACTGTTTATCTAAGCCCATAAAAAAAAGACTGCACACATGCAATCTTTATCTTATCGGTTATTCGTAAG